TCGTGGACTTTGGTACTGCAAGGGTTATCGAAGACCAAATTAAGAATACAATTCGATTCTATGAAGATAGAGTTGAAAATTTAAAGGTTCAAGTCGAACCTAGACCTGATAATAACTCATTTAATGTAAATGTATTCTTTGATATCGTAGGGAAAGATTTTCCACCACAAGCCTTCTCCTTTATATTGGAGGCAACGCGATAAAAAATGCCTTTTACACAGTTTACTAACCTAGATTTTGATCAAATTAAGGTCCAAATCAAAGACTATCTCCGTGCTAACTCTAATTTCACGGATTTTGACTTTGAAGGATCTAACTTTTCGGTCTTAATTGACACGCTTGCTTATAATACTTACATTAATGCCTTCAATGCGAACTTAGTCGTCAATGAATCCTTCCTGGATGGCGCTACAGTACGTGAAAATGTGGTTTCCTTGGCAAGAAACATTGGTTATATCCCTCGATCAAAGACTGCAGCAGTCGCAGATGTCACTTTTAGTGTTCCGACAAGCACTACAAGTGGTTTTATCTCCTTAGAAGCAGGTCTTGTATGTGTTGGAGCAGCAGATAACACTACATATCGCTTCTCAGTACCAGAAAACATCAGTGCAACCGTAGTAAATGGCACTGCTCAGTTCGGTACTGCTGATAAACCCATCAAATTATACCAGGGATCGTACCTGACACGCCAATTCTTGGTTAATACGGCACAAGATCAGCGTTTTATCCTTGATAATCCTAATATTGACACAACAACTGTTAGAGTTTATGTAAAAGGTGTCAATGATACGGGTCTTGGAAGAGAATATCACGTTGTAGACAATATTCTGAACATTAATAAGACCTCTGAGATCTTCTTAATCCAAGAAGTTCAAGAAGAAAGGTATGAATTGTTGTTTGGTGATGGATATTTCGGAAAAGAACTAGAAAATAACGCTATTATTACCGTTAGATACATCATTACTGATGGTGCAGCAGGAAATGGTCCAGCATTGTTCGATTTCCAAGGTAATTTTGTTGATGAAAATGGCATAAGACTCATTCCTACTGCTTCAGTGCCCGTCACAACCGTCCAGAGGGCGATGAACGGTGGCGAAATAGAGAATGTATCGTCTATTAAGTACTTTGCTCCTAGACTCTACTCAGCGCAGTACAGAGCGGTTACAGCAAGGGACTATGAAGCGATTATTTCTTCCGTATATCCTAATATGGAGTCGGTTGCAGTCGTCGGCGGAGAAGAATTAAGTCCTCCTAAGTTCGGTACCGTACAGATTAGTATCAAACCTAAGAATGGTACATACGTTTCAGACTTTGATAAGCAAAATATCCTTTCAAAACTGAAGCAATACTCAATTGCTGGTATCAATCAGAATATTATTGACTTGAAAGTCCTTTATGTTGAACTTGATTCAACAATTTACTATAACGATAATCAAATTTCAAATTCAGATGATCTGAAAACTAGCATTACTGCTGGTTTGAGCAGATATTCTAAGGATATAGACATGAATCGTTTTGGTGGACGATTCAAGTACAGTAAAGTACTACAACTCATTGATAGAGTTGACAATGCAATCTCCTCTAATATCACCAAAGTTAGAATTAGAAGGGATATGAAGGTTCTGAAGAACCAGTTTGCTCAATATGAACTCTGCTTTGGTAATAGATTCCACGTTAATCCTAATGGTCTTAATATCAAGTCCACTGGATTCACTCTGACAGGTAGTTCTGATATTGTTTATTTCACAGATACACCTAATACAGACCTTAAAACTGGTGTTATCTCTATTGTGAAAATTGATGCCAATGGTAGTAAGTTGGTTGTTTCTAAGAATGCAGGAACTGTTGATTATCTAAAAGGTGAAATCCTTCTTAGTACAATTAACATCTCATCTACTGTTGCCGCAAACTCAGTTATTGAGGTTCAGGCATTCCCAGAATCCAATGATGTTGTTGGTCTGAAAGATCTTTATCTGACGTTAGATGTTTCCAAGAGTCAGATAAATATGGTTAAAGATGTTATCGCATCTGGTGAAGATATTTCTGGCGTCTCGTTCATAAGAGATTACTATACTTCAAGTTATTCAAACGGAGCATTACAGAGGAAATAAGATATGTCGCATTTTGAGAAGAGAGTGCAACTCAATAAAATTATTGAGAGCCAACTTCCAGAATTCTTAGTTGCCGATTTTCCAAAAGCAGTAGAATTTTTCAAACAGTATTT